AAGATTATGGTAAACGAAATAAGTTTAAAAAAAACATTGAATGGAAGGTAGCTGATGCTGCCGAATGGTTCTAATTAATTGTTAGCCCCCACGAATGTGGGAGCTGACTCGATATGAAAGAAAGAAAGAGGTGTTATGCAAACAGCTATACAAATGCAATCAAATAATAAACTCACAATAGATAAAAGTGCGTATTTTGAAACTGTTAAAAGACAGTTAAAATATTATCCAGTTGATGCCGAAACTGGAGAAGAAATACCTGAAGATGAATATGTAAATAGATATGCTTTAGTAAGAAAAGATACAGGTAAATTACTAGGTATTCATACAGATGATTACATAATTAGACCATATTCTGAATTAGCAGAAAAGGTTAATGAAGTAATTGTTGAAGCCGTACCTGATTACGAAAGATTTACTATTACACCTAAAGACCAAGTTCTTGAAGGTGGTAAAAAGTTCATTCGTACAATTAATTTTTGGGATGATGCTATTGATATAAATAACTATAAGGATGGTGGATTTCATATCAAAGGTACTGAAGAAAAAATCATACCACAATTAAGAATCTATTCATCTATGGATGGAAGATGGGGACAACAAATCATGTGGTCTTCTGTTTATGTAGTTTGTTTAAATGGAATGGTAAGACCTGATTGGACATTTGTTGTCTATAATAAACATAACGATAAACGAGATATATCTTTCACTATGAATGATTTTAAAATGGGTGTTACAGCTCATAAGGAATTAGGTGAAGATCTATTTAAAATGATGCAAAGAAAGGTAACTAACAATGCAGTCACAAACTTATTTAGGAAAACTTTGGCAAACCGTAAAACAAAGCTTGATATTGATGACAACAGTATGCTTGTCCTTAAGCATTTGGATCACTTATGGGATCAGTATTGTAGTAAATACGGTTCTACAATTTTTGCGGTTTACCAAACAGCAACTGACTGGGCAACCCACCCAATCACTAGAGGAGCTATACACAATGTATCAAGAAAACGAGAGAAACAAGTCGCAGAAATGATGCGATCTAATTATTGGGAGGAATTATATGTCAACTAGAAGTTTTATAGCAATTGAATTACCTGCAAATTCAAAACATAAAAGTAAAAATATTAAAGCAATATATGTTCATTCAGATGGTTATCCTGATGGTGTAGGACATACATTATTAAGTTATTATAATAATTATGACAAAGCATATAAATTATTTGAATATGGAGATTGTTCTTTTTTGGGAGAAACTTTAAAAGATTGTTCATTTTATTCAAGAGATTGGAACAGAAAAGAAGATCCAGCAAAAATTTATAATAACGAGTATTCTTTTTTAAGTGAATTAAGTGGCGATGTATTTATAGAATTTGTTTATTTATTTAAAAATAATAAATGGTATGTGGCAACTTCTAAATCTATTAAAGCACCTAAAGATCATTGGGATGAAATAGTAATGAATGGAAAAATAGAATCTTCAAGATTATATTATTTAACTAAATTTATTTTAATAAATAAACATCCTTATTACAATCCAAGTAAAAGAGATCCAAATCAAATGTCAGAAAAACAAATGGTTGGACAAATTGGTGAAATGTTAAGCAAAACATTTGGTAAAGAAAATATGATTGTCCAAGGACAAAAACCAAACAAAAAAACACATTAAGGAATTATATGGATAAACCAGCAAGTTTTGAAGCACATTACTTTAGTAATTCTAAAGGTAAATGGTTACCAGTATCAGATATGCCTGACGAATATGTTCGTAGAGCATTTAAAAAGATTTTAAAATCTGATTGGTATGCACAACATTTTACTGATGATAAAGAATATACCAATAAAAGAGTAGAAAGAATAAAATCTGATTTAGATAGATTAGATAAATTTTCTAAAATTGTTAAAGAAACAATTACTGATATTGAAACAACAACTGATGATTTAAGGATGAAAAATGATGGATATTGAAAAAGATTTACATTATTTAGCAGAAACTGATGAAGCTTATTCAAAAGGTACTGCTAGATTAACAAAACACGTTCACGATTTAAAACATATTAAAGGTAAATTTATTGTTGAACATTCAAATATGCCTGTTTCAAAAGCAGAACAACATTTTTATGCTTCTGAACAATATAAATCTTATCAAGATGAATTTTCTAAATTAGATGAAATGGTATCTATTTTAAGAAATAAAAGAGCTTTATCTGTAACAAGAATAGATGTTTGGAGAACATTGGAAGCTTCAAGAAGAAAAGGAAATATACAATGACAATTCCTATAAACAATAACCCTTTAATAAAAGCTGTTAACACGGTATATCATTTATTAACTGATAGAGAACAAGCAATATACCAAGCTGGTTATACTGCTGGTATGAAATCAAATGAAAAACCTTTTAAATTTGTTCCTGATGTATCACCTATTAATAGTCCTGATATATTTGAAAAAATAAAATTTAAAGTTTGTAATTATTTTAAAATACCACAAAAAGAATTATTTGGTAAAACTAGAAATCAATATTTAGTGATACCGAGATCTATAGCAATTAATTTGTCTAGAGAGTTAACAGGATTTTCATATCCTCAATTATCAAAGTTAACAGAAAGAGATCATACAAGTTTAATTTATCATGTAAGTTTAAGAATTAATAAGAAAGGTAATTGGAAGATACCGAATAATCATGCAATTTATAATAAGCTTAAACAGGAATTAATTAATGAAACAAGCCAAAAATGAATATAACAATAAAATCGGAGAGCATCTTAGAGTACTTAGAAAGAAATCTAAACTCACACAATCAAATTTAGCAGATCAATTAAATGTATCGTTCCAACAAATACAAAAATTTGAGAATGGGCAAAACCGAATATTTGCTCATCAATTACTTCAATTATGTGAATTAAATGGTTGGAATATAACAGAATTTAAGGCATCGGAGTCATCCGTTTCAGACCTTGATAGTAAGCTAACGCAGCCATTAAGTTAGATCTACGGCTTACGAAAGACTGTTTTTGAGAACTCGCAGGTCTTAAAATATTGCAATAAATTCTCCCTATTGTTGTGTACTTAAGCGAGAGTGGATAGTACGCACAATAGGTAAAAGATTCCGTAAGAACATACAGGAAACATTTACTCTATATATAGTATTCTTTGTGCGTATGGTGAGTATATGTTGATTTGCTTGGAAACAATTAATTATCGTTACCAATGTCCATTAATTATCGGAAATGTAATACAGAATCAAGGAAATAATTACCTTAAATTACTACCGATAACTTTTGAAGCTTTTAAGCGTTCATTTAATGTTCTCATTAAATCAACAATAGTTACAATATCAAGAGTAAATATTGGGGGAATTAATGCCTAGTTATGAAGCATTAGGCCCTGTATTTCACAATGCTATAATACCGCAATTTGTAGCTGCTAGAAAAAAATTAAAAATTTCACAATTAGAAATGGATGAAGTCTTGGGGGTAGCCAAGGGATTAGTTTCTAAATGGGAATGTGGAATTAGAAAACCTAGTGGTTGGTTATTTTGCTGTTGGGCAGATGCTCTAGGTATGCAAATCACGTTAACTCCAAAGGTGCAAAAAAATGACAGTAAATCCTGAAATTAGACCAGATCAAATAACAAATGATCCTATCGTAAATAAGGTGATCGACATAATAGTTAATCGCCATATGCAAGGTATGGAAAAATTTGGCAAGACAATGGACTCTAACGATAGACCTCTTGATGAATGGATTGCAGAAACTATTGAAGAATTAATAGATGCAATTCACTATCTCGTTAAAGCTAGAACGATAACGGATAAGTTTAAAGTTAAAGAAAAAGAATTAGATGCCATGTTAGCTAAATTTAAGGAAGGAACATTTGTTAATGAAAAATCTACTGAACAGTCTGAAGAAAAAATCTAACATAGATTATTCAGCTCCTCATAATAGACAGATGTTTTTCCGAATGAGGTTGTTGAAGTTTTATAAAAACATTGAATATGATGAAAACGTATATCATGTCAATGCTCAAAAGATATTGGAAGGTACTCTACCTTACAAATATGTAAATGAAATAGAAAAGTTGAGGTTAAAACATGAAAAAGAAAAAAAAGAAAGATGGAAAAAAATCCAAGCAAAAGGTGCAGAACCTATGGGAATCAAGATTAGAAATATTATTAAAAGAGGTTCGGAAGAAAGATAAAGATTTTTATAAAGTTGGAGGAACGATATGAATAAAGAGTTCGATAGAAAACAAGGCATTGGTGGATCTGATGCAACAAGATTGTATGAAGGTGATTGGTATCAGCTTTGGGAAGAAAAGCTTGGTAAGTCAGAATATCCTGATTTAAGTGATGTGTTACCAGTACAAATGGGAATACATACTGAATCATTTAACATTCAATGGTTTGAAAAACAAACTGGATTAGAAGTACATGGAAAACAAGAAACATTTTTTCATGAAAAATATAAATTTATGTATGCTCATGTTGATGGCTTAATAATGCCTGATAAAGAAGATTTAAAATCAAAGACAGATTTAGGTGTTTCAATATTAGAGTGTAAACATACTAATGCATTTAGTAATCCTAAAAAGGTAACTGATAAATATAAAGCTCAATTACAACATTATTTAATGTGTGTAAAAAGTAAGAGAATTTATTTATCGGTTTTTTTTGGAAACTTAAAACATGAAATTATGGAAATAACTGAAGATAAAGAGTTTCAAGACAAATTAGAAAACGCAGAAATATTATTCTGGCACTTTGTAACAACAAAGAAAGCTCCACCTGATTATATTAGTTTTGATAATTTTAACGAAAAGGAATTTAATGAAGGTAGAACAGTCATACCCGTTGTCGCCAGGTAATAAGGAAAACGGTACTTCTTTAGAAGCTGCAGAATTAATAAAAGCTGGAGCTGAAACTATAAGAAGAAAAGTATTTGATGTAATTATCAATAAAGGAAATTTTGGTGCTACTGCTGATGAGGTTGCTGAATTATTAGCTTTGAGTCCTTTTACAGTTAGACCAAGAGTAACTGAATTATACAAACAAAGTAAAATTCAAAGAATCGATAGAAGAAAAAACTCAAGCGGTGCTATGGCTTATGTGTATGTAGTCAGTAAAGAGCATGTAAATAATCAATACACAGAAAAAGGAGTATAAAATGGCTAGAACAGGAAATACCAAAAACTTTTATATTTGGGATGAGTTAAAACATACTGATCCTGAACATACAAAACCTTTTCCAAAATTTGGAAAAAATTTAACAACAATTGATCCAATGTATCAAGTGATGTGTATGACAGGTAAGTTTGGCCCAGTTGGTAAAGGTTGGAGATTTAAAAATACTTTTACATATACAGATCAAAATGTATTTGCAGAAGTTGTATTACAATGGAAAGAAAATGAGCAATGGTATGCTTATGGCCCTATTTGTAGTGTCCAAGCTTTATATAAAAAGAATGGTAGTTTGGATGATGAAGCACCAAAGAAAGCTACAACAGATGCTTTAACAAAAGCAATGTCATATTTAGGTGTATCTGCAGATGTATTTTTAGGTTTATTTGACAATAATAAATATGTTTCAGAAATGAAAACTAAATTCAGTTCTAATGGATCTACTGAACAAAGTAATGTAAAAGTAATAGATCCTTCTCAATTAAGGAGTAAGAAAGATGATAAACAAAGTAATCCTAGTGGGTAGATTAGGTGCTGATCCAGAGGTTAAACAAACCAAAAAAGGTGATAGCATGGCTAATCTATCTTTAGCAACTAACAAGAAGTTTAAAGAAGAAGAAAAAACTACTTGGCATAAAGTTGTAGTATTTGATCCTCGTATCGCTGATACGATGGGCAAGTATGCTAAAAAAGGTACTATGTTATATGTTGAAGGCGAGATTGAAACTAGATCTTATAAAGATGCTAATGACAATCAAAGATATGTAACAGAAGTAGTTGTTCCTAGATATTCAGGTGTAGTCAAAATGGTTTCACCTAAAGAATCTGGAGGAACTGCACCATCAAGTAATAAAGATGGTGATTTTAATAATCAGTTTTAAAGAATTTGTAGGTTATTTCATCCTGCAAATAGCTAATCATTAGATTGGCTCCTTTCGGCTAGGCGGTTGGCTTGAAAAAGCATTTCGCCTAGCTAAAAAATTCCAGTACAGATTCGATCGATTGAAACATCGGAATCTGTCTAAACAACAGGTTGGGGTTTCCTGTGGAATAAAACCCCAAAGTAAGCAATTAGGTTTGGATAATGAAATCAGGAAAACCAATTAATATTATTCCTGGGAGTGTACTAAGTTATGTGTACGTTTGTCTGCATAAACTGGTATAAAAGCACTTTATAAAAAATGCCTATTACTTACTTTTTTTACAGAATTTGTGACGACAAATAGGTAAGCTAGACCCTGTATTTAAATTGGTAATTAACAATTTAAAGCTAAAGTCCTGCTGATTCGGAAAAGAAGACCATTAGTAAACAAGTGTTACCATGATAACAAAGTGTGTATAGGTAATAGGTAAAGCTAAACTTACGGTTCACACCACTTGTTTACTTTTTTTTATCAAAGTAATTTATGATATTGGTGTGTTCTTTAGAGTTGTCTTCTAATTTTAAACCATCATCACCAAATATTCCTTCAAATACATCAACATCATATCCTAAATAATTTTTATTAGTTTTGATTTGATGTTCAATACCCATTCTTTTGCAAATTAAATTGATTTGTTTTCTTAAATATTCAATTTCTTCAGATATTTCATATAATTTACGGTAATGATAGTCAGACATTTGTGCGTTTAAATTAATATAGAAACCCCTACCCTGTCAATATGAAATCTATTTTAGATTTAAAAAAAGAGTTTAAAAAAAGAAATCTTAAAATTACTGAATGTGCAAATTCTGTAGAAGAACTTAATGATTTTATAACGATTGATTTACTTAAACGTGGAAATGTTGATGCATCTTTAGTCGCATTAATTTCAACTACAATGAATATTGCAGGATGGTATAAAAAGAAACAATTTGTAATTGATTTATTATCTTCAGCTTTAGCTACAATTCAAGCTGAAAAATATACAGAAGACGGAAAAAAACTTAACTAACACTTTTTAGTAACTTACATTGTTCATGGTATTTACTATAATTTTCTAAAAAATTTATATTATCAATTATTTTAGATACATTATAATCTATATAAGCTACCGTTAATTCAACAGACGGTCTAATATTAACTATTCTATTATCTTTTTTCTTCATAGAATGAGGATTCATTACAATAAATAAATCACCTTCTAAAGCTTCATCTATATATTTATTTAATGTTTTAGCTGAAACACCTAATTTCTTAGATAAACTTTCTTTATAAACAAGTTCACCTGCTGCTGAAGCTTTTACTATTTCATTTAATAATAACCATTTATCTTTATTATCAAAAAAATATTTAAGTATGTTATTAGAATAAACATTTTCATAAGCTTTTAAATTAAGTTCAGTAAAGTCTTTAGTCATATTTAAAACTTTATCTATGTTTTCTAATTTACAATGATGATCTACAATAATCTTTTTATAAATAGGTTTTAATTTATTTATAATTGTTGTTGCTCTTGTTAACTGTTCTTCCGAGAATCTATTTTTAATATCTTTATCTAATTTAATAACTTTATTCATAATTATAAAATTATAATATTACGCACATATAGTAAAGAATAGGGTAAAAGTTTCCCCCAATTATGTTAATAACTTCAAATATATGCTTAAAGGAGTCTAATAGAGTCTATAATTAAGATTTAATTCTACGCATACCAAGTATCATATTATGCTGCCGAAGGCTCTCTACGTTGAGATATGGGCTTCCTAGAATCCAAATAATGGTCAAAACAAAGCTTATTTACACCATCATGGCAAAAATGCTTTTTTTCAGCATTTATGATCCAACCTCCCATATCTGAGGTTAATTCTTTATTACACCAATCGCATTGACCGCAATTGTAAACTTGTTTTTTATTTTTTACCCAGGTCTTCTTCTTTAAATTGTTCTTCATGAGGAGTATTATTTAATAAGTCATCCAAAAAGGATTTATCAATTTCATTTTCATAAGTAATATCATCTGCGTGTTCTATGAGTTTCTTATAAGTCCTTTTCTTTTTAGAAATTTTCTTATTCAAGGATTAAAGCTCTAATGTTTTTTCTTCCCTGATATATTTCAGTTTCAGCTTTACCTTTATAGCATTTATAGGATATAGATTCGCTATATTGTCTTTCTGCTGTACGTTTACCACGAAGACATGCCGCCATCGAGTCTTGAATAAGGTGTTCCTTAATTTCTCCGTTTACGAACATCAGTAGGGCAAAAACAATCTCGGTCAATGTGCGCTTCCGTTAGTATATTTCATCTCTCTAGATGCATCTTTTAATTTTTCAATATCAGTTAAAACTTTATCCATTTGTTTTGTTAAAAATTCTATGTTGACTTTGTTTAATGCCATAGATTCTATGTGTTTGTTTAACTTGTCCGTGGTCTTATAAAGATCCTCAATCATCATGAACTGCTCAGAATCGGCGGGCAATGAACCAAGTTGACCTCTTGGCCATTTGATTCTAAACTCTGTATTCTCAGTTAAGTCTTTTTCCATCAGCTCTAGTGTTGTAGAAATTTTGTTTTGCGTCTCAATGATACCGAAGTATGCCCATGTTCCAATTGCTACCATGCAAATCAAAGACGCTACCGTCTTCATAGGCATTTGAACTGCTGCTTGTTCTGAAATTTTAAGTGCCATTAGTTATAACTATATCCTGTGTTGCCTTGATCTAATTTTTTAAATAACTGTTCATGTTGTTTCATAATTTCTTCATCTGAATCCATCATACGATCCATTTGGTCTTGTAATTTTTCTACTTTTCTTTCAAGTTTATCTATTTGATTATTATGTACTGCTTGAAATGTTGAAAGTTCAAAAGTTCTGGATAGACTCCAACCTCCTAATGCAATTAGAAGGCCAACTAACATAGTTAGTATTTTTTCCATCATAGCAAAAACAAAATTATTGCTGCCGAAATCACAATAGACCATTTAGCACGTACTGATCTTCTACGCCAAAATGTATCTACCTTTAATATAAAATCAGGTATTGTCATTTATTTACTCCATTTAAAAGTTTGTTTTACACCCTTTTTAATCTTTTCATCACCGTTAGCTGTAGAAGTATAATCAACTGTTGTAGTATCTGGTTTAAGATTATAACCGCAACCACTTAAAAAAATTAATAAAGCTATTAGATATTTCATTTGTTTTTATTTTTCTTTTTTTTAGGCGATTTCTTTTTTTGAGAAAGTTGATCCATAACTTTTTCGATTTGCGATACTTTTTCTTTAACAAGCACCATATCTTGTGAAAGCGAGAAGGTTCTGGATAATGTCCATCCGCCAAGAGCAATGAGAATAGCAAGTAATGCGGTGATGATTTTGTCATTCATATTACTTCTTCTTAATCTTGTTTAAAGTAGTTACCCCAAATGAAGCCCCCACCATTGTCAAAATAATATACCAAAACATAGGATCTGCTTTTTGGAGAGCATCCCATGCTTTATCACACCAAGGTTGTGTCCATGGCAAGAAATGTAATCCAAAAATAGTTGTATAGAACAAAACTAAATATTCGTCTTTCCATGAGTTTTCTTGTTGACGAACTTGTTCCATTTGAACTCCAACTTTAGCTATATCAAGTGATGATGCAGCTTCTATTTCTTTAGCTCTAATTATTTTATCTTTTTGTAATTTATGTTGTATTCCTCCAATGACCTTCGAACCGATCATTCGAGTAAGAGGATTCTTTAATAAAGGTAAAATAAAATTAAGCATATCTCCAAACATTAGGTCTTACTAAAAATTTGTCATTCATATCTACATTACAAAAATCAATATGAGTAAATGTTTTAGCAATTCCAATACCTAATGGTTGTGGATTATATGACATTGCAAATTTTAGTAGTTGATATTGAGTTTGGCTATTAGTAGAAATATCAATAGCCCATCCTGTTGTATGTGGCCCATCTAAACCTGTAGATGATACCGAGTTATTATGTTCAGGGCATCTATAACCAGAGTTAATAGAAACTCCTTTACCTAATACATTTCTATAAGCTTGTAAAAAATCTAAAAGAGCTTCAGATATTTTTAATTCTCCGCTTGATTTACATTGAAATTCTTCAGGATTAAAATTTGGCCATCTGCTGCCATCCCATTGTTCTACTGAAGTTATCATATAAACTTTTTCCAAACTTTAGCATAGTACCAATTACCTACTTTATGAAAAAAAGCTTGTACTGGTTTTAATTTTCTATGTAACCATTCTTTAAAATTACTCATATTGTTTCTCCAATCTGTCCATTGAAATAAATTGACTTTCTTGGATATGATTATCCCATATACCTAGTTCAACTATTCCCCATGACCATCCCGTTAGGTTTAATCTAGCGTACTCCTCAACATGCCCAAATGGCAACGCACATCCTACATTAATTATTCTAACAAAGTTTTTATCCCCTATTTTTGGGGCTTTCCAATCTCTAAATTTGTGAGTATGTCCGAATACAATGTCATTAGTTGCATCATTTGCTACTTGTACTTCACAATTCTTTCCACCATATTCTTTACCCATAATATTTAATGGACAATGAGTAAATGATACTCCACCTATAATTTTAAATGCTCCATAAGGAGAAAATTTCCAATTACGTTGAATAAAAGTATCATGTAGTTCTTTTTTCATCATTCCTTGTATTTCTGGAATACCTTCTTCAAATTTAAATACTCTTTGTTCGTGATTACCAAATGTAACGTGTCTAGGGATTCTAGGATTATCAATAGCTTTATCTAATATATCTATAGATTTTCTTAAAGAATCTATATCTACCATATAAGCATCTTTAAGTTTACCAGCTTGAGAAGAATTTTTCTGAAAATAACTTAGACTATCAAAAGAAGCCCAATCACCTATTTGAATTATATAATCAGGTTTACATTCTTTAATGTATTTACCTATCCATTTAAATCTATTTTGTTTTATATTTGGGCTATCGTGTGCATCACCTATTACTATTATTCTGTGTCCTTTAAACATATCTATTTCATAAAGAAATAGAAAACAGATCCAATAAGTCCACCAAGTAAAATAATAATACCACCTGCACCTTTCCACTTATTCATATCCGATTTCATTTCTTTCACATCCCTTTTTAATTCATCTAGAGTTTTAATTAATGCTTTCATTCTTTCGCTACATAATTTTTCATGAGAAGATAATCTAACTGAAGTAACCATATCGCTATATTGCTTAGATGTTATCCTCTTATTAGCCATTATGCAGGATCTCCTCTTAAATTTTCAGTACAATGAAATTTAATATAGATTTTATGTTTGTTAACTTCTTCAGCTCCCATTTCAATAAATTTATTAATTGATTCTTTATTACCTGCAATCATACATGTATAACCATCTTCAAATGTTTCAGGCCATTGATAAGGAGGAAGACAAATTCCTGTTGTGTAAGAACACATTATTAATGTAAGAATAAAACTCATTATAAGTTGCTACATAAAATGCAACTATTGATAAACGCACATTAAAGAGTCGGTTAAATTTAGTTTATAGTTTAGGATATTTGTCTTTTGTTTAAGTAGCCGCAATTCTTTCAAATGTAAAATAAGTTCCGTTTCTACTTGCATGAGCCCAAGCACTTATTGCGGCAGTAGAATATATGCCAAATTTTACTTTAACATTAGCTGTATCAGTTACATCTAATAAACCAGTACCATTCATAATTGTTTCTCTTGAACCTGAGCCAGCATTTACACTTTCAGCAGTTTGTAAAAATTCACTATAACTACTATTATTTATTGTAACAAATGCTTTGCAATATGCTTGATCCCAGTTATCGCCAGCTCTAAAAGCATATATATTCATTCCTACTTTCCAAATGCCAGTTTCAGGAAAAGTAAATACTCCACTACTTTCTGTTACGACATCGCCTAAATTACAAACTCCACTAGGAGCAGTCATTGTGCTAGATAAGTTTGCAGTAAAATATTCCCAGGTACTCGTAGAAGAAATAGTGTAATTTGAAGTTAGACGAAAGGTAGTATAATGACTTGTTCCAGCGCCACTTCTTGAATTTAATTTTACTATTGACATTGATTACTCCTTCGGTTTGGTTGGAAATTCTTTTGCTTCCACTTTTTCAACTGTATCTAATCCAGATGGTAAATTTCTTAAATCTTTTCTATATTGTGTCATAGCTTCTGACATTGAAACATCTGATAAAGCATAAAAATCTGTTTCAGCTAAAAGTCTATTTCTTTTATCTCTTAAATTTCCTATAGCAATATCAAATTCACTTGGTCTTGATGCCAAATAATCTTGTTCTTCTTTTAATTTTAATGCTTCTTCTTCAGGTGTCATGTCTACAAGTTGACTGCCTTGTCTTGTAACTATTAATTTTTTCATTATGTATTTCTCACTCCAAATAATGTAAACTCTCCTTTAGCTATATTTCCTGTGCTTGGAACAATTTGAACATAATTAGTATCAACAGCAACTTCATAACTTCCATGAAAATGCCATGTTCCAAAATATCCATTTGTATTTTCTGCATAGAAAAATCCATAAGCTGCTGGTTTATAAGAAGAGCCTACATTTCCTTTTTTATAAAAATGAACTTCACCAAACATTGGTCTTGATGTATTATCAAAATCTACATCATTCCCCATTCTAATATCGCCAGCACCAGTATCAGCACCAGCAATAATTGTTGATCCACCATTTGGTTTATATTGAAAAAGTTGGTTCATATAATCTGCTGTTTTAATATCAGAAGAACTAGATACTCCAATTCTAAATTTTAATTCTCCTCCAGCTCCATCACCTAAAAAATTTGCTATATAAAGTATATAGTGTGAGTAATTGTTAAAGGTACTATCATTGTTGTGGTTGACATCAAATGTAACAGAAGGAACATCACTTGATACTGCTGTTGATGCTAATTTATCCATACCTCTAGTTAAAGAAAAATCTAATCTTTTAATTGTGCCTGCATCTGAAATTAATAATTCGTCTGTGTCTGCAGGCAGAGAGGTTAAAGCTGTTTGTGCAGATATAATATCATTATTTATTTTTGCACCTGTAACAGAAGTTGAAGCTAATTTAGCTGTTGTAATCGTCCCATCCGAAACAGTCCCCAAGTCTAACACATTACCTAACAACATCACAAAGTCTATAACATCGCCTGTCGCCAAGTTTGATGAAAACACAATATTTGAAGAGCTTATTGAGAATGAGCTGCCGCTTTTCTGCAAAACTCCATTTAAACTGCAAAGTACATGAGAAGAACTTTCTGGATATACCGCAGCTCCTCCTACTTGTAATGCGTAAGTAGCTTGTCCATTAACGACACTAATAGCATCGCACATTTGAAAGTTTCCTACTATTGGTTCTTTTCCTATATATGCCATAAATTATTCTCCATTATCTATTACTGTTCCACCATCTGCTATCCATTGTTGGATTATGTGGTAATCTGTATTTGCTTCGTCTAAAGGTATGAACCAAATTTTGCCATTAGATAAAGTAGTTTTATAATCTGCAAATTCATTTTTCATATTATAATGTTTTTCTACAGATATAATTTCATCAATATTCATATTTATAACTCCGCACTTAAAAGAGCATATTGATCTGCTGAAAAATCAAAAGCTCCTCCATAGGTTTGATTAGATTGAGATGTTGAACATCTAAAATTTAAGTTTGTATTACTTGTAACATTCGTTCCATTGCTGGTAGTAGTATCTCCAGCACTATCAGAATAAACAACACCTAATCCAGAGCCTGTTCCACTAAAAGTAACTCCTGGTGTTGCTCTCATAGGTACTGGATAAAAATAATTTGGATAAAAATCTGTATTATTGTAATAGTAACCTATAATACTATTGTCTGCATAATTATATGTAGTACCACCTGGAGCATTTCCAATTGCTATACAATATCTTAAACATCTTAACCAATTAATATCATGAGGTACAAATTCAAAATCCGAACTTGTTTGACCAACTTCTAATTGAACTCCAGTTATATAAAAATTATTTGATGTGCTGTCAGCATGATTGACTTGACCTACTGCTCTGTTTGCATTTGTATTTGATGCCCAGCTTGTGTTTAAAGTACCACTAGAATAAGTTGATCCAGCACAAAGATAAAAATTTAAATATAAACTTGCACCATTATCATTTCCAAAAGCTCCAGTAGTATCTCCAGCAAAAGTTATAGTTTTCTTTTCCCAAGTATTAGTAGTATCTATTGTATAACTTTTAGAAATTTGTCTTGTATTATCTGCATCATATAACTCACAAATATTTGTTCCAGTTTTTGTAGCATATACCCAAAAAGAAACTGTAAGACTTTCGGCACTTGAAGTTCCTTTTTTTAAATGTTGTAAATTTTGACCTTCGATTGCTTGTTGTATTATAAGTCTATCTCCAGCAGCCAAAGAGCCATCAGCAGTAGTACAATCCATTTTTAAAGATTTTGCAAAACCTTGACCTGTTGGAACAGTTGTGTCTTGTGATTGTGTCCATGTTCCTCCAGCAGTACAATTTGTTTGCCATCTATCTATTGTGTGATAACCATTTCCAGTAATAGAAGCAGTTGAAGTTGCTCTTTGAGCAATTTGCATATCTCCATTAATAACTAAATTTCTAAATGGAATATCATTGTAAGATGTCTTTGCTGTTGTTACAGCATCGTCAGCTAATTTGGCTGTAGATATAATTCCATCTGTAATATCAGAGCTAGTTAAAGGTGCTGCTGTAGGTGATTTGCCAATATAAGACATTATGTTATCTCCATTATAGACAATGTTCCTGAAACTTTATCTGCAACTGAACAATCTATTTTTAGTACATCTGTTGTTTCCATAACTACTTTTCCTCCAGATAAAAGCTCTAATGAACTTCCTGCTGGTATAGTTACATCTTTTACTAAAAATGATGTTGTATTTACAGCGTTGTTATTTCCATTTCGGTTTGCTGTATCACTTTCTAATTCTACTTCAACAGTAACTGCTGAAGAATGAATATTAGTAAGTATCAAACCAAGAATAACAGTAGTTGTACTTCCAGCAACTGTGTACATAGTATAAGGTGTACCTGCTGAATTAGGTTCTGCTGCAAAAGTTACACATTTGAACGTGTTAGCCATTTATTTTCTCCTTTGTTAGCCGAGAGCAATTGCTAATGCTGTCGGATCTTCTCCTGTGTTTGTTATTGTTAAAGTTTCATTACTGCCATCATTACTTTCTGTAAAAGAAATTCCTGTTCCAGCTACTAATTTACCATTTAAATATCCTGCTGTGGAATCATTAGAACTAACTAAAACTTTAACATCTGTATCTGTAGTAATTGCTGCCCAAGAACTACCGTTATAATAATTTAATGTATTAGCACTGGTATTATAATATAAATCTCCTGCATCATTATTTGATCCAGGTGCAGAACTTGCAACTCTATATCTATCAGCAAAGCTAGTAACTCCTGCAATATTATCAGCAACAGTTGTAACTTTAGTTTTTATTCCTTCAATAGCATTTAAATCAGATACAAAATCTGAAGTTGCTAATTGATTAAGATCTGAAACGATGTCAGATGTTGCTAAAGTATTTAAATCTGAAACTATATCTGAAGTAGCAAGTGTATTCATATCTGCAATTACATCAGATGTAGCAAGTAAAGCCATGTCAGCTATAACTGCTGAATCCGCAAGTAATGCCATATCTGCTACACAATCTGTAGTTCCTAATAATCCCATATCTGTAACAACAGCAGAAGTACCAAGTAATCCCATTGCTGTAACATTTGCTGAAGTACCAAGATGCCCCATTGCTGTTACATTTGCAGAAGTTGCTAATAAATCTAAATCAGTAACTACTGCTGAAGTTCCAAGTAAAGCTAAATCTGCTACCGCATCTGCAGTACCAAGTCTTCCAATTTCTGTTGCTTTTGCTGCTACTGCACCAATATCTGTTGCATCTCCAGCAACTGCTGTAACATTAGATGAAATTCCTGCAACTGTAGTAACATTTGCTGCAATCCCACTAACTGTTGAAATATTAGCAGCAATCCCAGCTACAGTTGCAACATCAGTTATTGATTGGTCAAACTCTAAAGCTGTTCCTGAAGAATTAACGGAAAGAATTTTATTTGCTACAAGATTTGGTAAGGTAAGATTGTATGTGTTTGACGTTGTAGCTGCAGCTTTAGGAGAGAATTTTAAATCTCTTTCTACTTGCTGAATCATAGCAATAATTTTATCTAGTTCAGTATTTAATGAATCTATTTGAAAAGCACCTGAAGTTGGAAAGTCTGTTGATCTAGCTATTCCTAAATCTCTATAAATTGTAATTACATCATTAAGAGTAGCCCCACCCCCTAATGTAATTGATCCACCACCAGAAACTCCTGCTCCTGTTACCGAATATTGTGAAGCTGATGATGGTGATGCATTATATGTTAATAATGAAGTACCATTATAAACTTTAATATCTGATGTTGTAAAAAATTCAAAAGGAACAGAAAACGCAGTCTGTCCACTTGAAGCTGTATATTGAACCCTAGGTTCTGTATCAGATATAGTAATAGCCATTAATTTAATCCTTTTTGAATGTCGTCAAACAACCAATCGAGATACCATACATTCTGAAACGGTATCAATCTACGCACATTCTTTGCTGTGTGATGGTTATATTTGTTTCCTCCAACATCAAATAATATGTCGGCAATATTATAAATTTGACCTCCAGTTGGGCCAAACATAGTTCCTGCTTTCCATCTTCCAGAAGATCCGTATGGTCTTTTTTCTCCTAAGATAGGAGATATACCAATTCTATTATCTGATAAAGTTTCTATAGCTTTATTAACATCTGTATATATTCCAGCTAATCCTGATCTATCAAAAGCATTAAGTAATTTTTGAGTTAATGATAATTTAGAATAATCTCTATTAAATCTAAATTTATGATATACGCTATCAATTAACATACCTGATCCCATTAATAACATTGCACCAAATAAAAAATCTAAATCACGTTCTTGCATACCCCTCATCAACATTCTTTGTGTTGCTGACATAGCAAATTTTTTAAATTGAGCAAAAGTAGAACCTAATTCTGTACTCATCCATTTAGGAGTATCTCCTAAACCTGGAGTAACAATTGTAATATTAATATCTTTATTAAGAGCTGCACCAAAAGCATCAATAGCTTGAGCATCTTTCCATTGAGAAGTATTAGCCATAAAATTATGTTTTGTTTTTTTACCATACTGTTCAAATTGAACAGCTATTCTTCTAGCCATATCTTTATCAATACCTGAAGATGATAATGCTGTTTTCCATTTATCTCCTAAAGTACCTTTACTCCAAGAAATAGAATCTTCTATAATTCTAGAACCTATAGTAACTGATGCCATAGACTTAGCCATTTCTGTCCATCTAGACATAAGGTTAACATACATAAAATTAATTGCTGATACTTTACCCATAGCTCCTTCAAGTCTATTTGCTAAACCAAACATATCTCCTACATCTGCAAATAACATTGCTCTTTGACCTGTAACCATATCTACTGCTTCACCAAAAGATTGAGCTTCTTTTTTACCCATCTTAAATAGTTTTCCATCACCAAGGAAATTACCTAACATTTCAAATTGAGTTGCAAAACCTCTTTTAATTCCTGAAGTCATAGTAATACGAGCTACATCTGGTATTGCTGCAAAGAAACCAGTAAGCATAGTTAATGCGTTATAATGTTTAGCAGTTCTCATTGCTGTTGAAGTCCATGCATGAGGATTAGCAGGTAAACCATATGTTCCTTTTATAAGTTCTATTGCTGCTTCAAGATCATCTAATATTTGATCTCTTTCTTTAAGTAATTTAGATCTATTAACTTTTTTACCCATTGCTATTTTAGCATTATATTCATTAGCAACAGTCATTAGACCAGATTCAAATGGAGCTAAATTATCTTCAATTAATTTAAATCCTAAACCATTAGGATCTCCATATTTTCTTGTAAGTAAAATGTCAGGTATCATTTGTCTTGCGTATATTTTTTGTAAAGCAAATATGTCAGACATAATCATACCTGCTTCTATTAATTCTAATTGAGCTTGTTTATCTAAATTTAATTCTCTAGCTCTATTAGCTCTTGCGTATCTTGGATCTTTAAATACATATCTTTGATTAAGATCGTAATCTCCTTTTCTTGGTTTAACAAAAGGAAAATGATTTGATAAATCTTTAACTAACTGATCTAAATCAGCTTTGTTAATTTGAATACCTTGTCTTTGATAAAATCTTTCTATGATACCTCTAAAATGATCTTTATTTTTATCAATAGCATTTTTAATATAAACAATATTAATATAATCTTTAACTCCTTTACCTTTTTGTATTCTTTTTAATCTTTCTGTTAATTTATCAATTGTAGATTCTATTCTTGAAATAGAATAAACTTCATCAGGATCTCCGTATTTAGATTTAAAGGTTCTAGAACCTAAACCTTTTTTTCTAATATCTTTTAATGTGTCTTGCCAAAATTTTAATTCGGATTCAACAGGTAATTCTCTAATTTTAAGTAAGTTAGCTTCTTTAAATAAAGGTTCATAAACTTTCTTTTGAGTAATTCTAGCAGCTTCAGCTACTTCAGGTATTGCATGGTCAAAACTATTTAATCTTGCAATAGTTATTTCTTTAGAAAATTGAGTTTGATTTAACCATCCTTGAGATTGAGCATCCTTACCTCTATTTTTAAACATCATCATAAAATCAGTTGAAGGTACAGTAGCCCCTGTTTCTAATTGTTGTCTTTGAACATATTTAAGATATTGGTCTTTAATCATTTTATGAGATTCTATTTCACCTACTCTCATCATACGCATATCAGTTTCTATTGATTTGCCTGTTGCATTAAATCCCCATGCTTTAGTATTTTTTAATTTAAGTAATGGAGTATCTAATAAATCTCCCATTATTTTTCTTGCAGTTAAAGAAGTGTTTTGATTTATAACTCTAAAGACAGGAGTCCATGGCCCATCTTCTCCAAATATTTTTAAATTAGATTTAACAAATTTTTCGCCATGCATTTGTTGACTAATAGTTGTTCTTTTAGGTAATACATTATGGCTATCTACAATTTCTTTACTTAAAACCATAGTATCTTTTTGAGTAGAAGTAACTTTGGATGATTCGTCTAATTTAACAACATAAGTGTCATTCATATTTCCTAATTTTACATTAGTTTTATTAAAATTAACAACAGTTGCAGTTTGACCTTTATCATTAATAATTATTTTATCGCCTTTTTTAAAAATTGTTCCAGCAGGATATTTTCCAGCAGCTCCTACTGTACCTCCTGATAATTCTTTAGCATTAGGACTAACAAAAGTACCATCTATAGCTATATCACCTTCTTTAATAGAAGTTTTAGAAGATGTATTGCTAATCCATTGCTCATCATATGCTTTAATTTTTTGTTGTGTTTTTAATCCTGGAGCAGCACTTAATTTATTTAATAAAAAAGGAATTGAATAACCATAAGCTGCTATTAATGGTAAATAACTATCACTTCTTAATGGATCTAAATTTTGTTTTCCTATTTCTTCTGCTACCATTGAAGTTCCTACTATTTTTGCAGCTTGACCAAATTTAGTAAAAAATAATGCAGTTGAAGGATCTAAAACAGCTCCTGTTATTTTACCTATATAATGCCATGGTGATGCATAATTTAATTCTTGATGTTTTTTATATTTATTAATTATAGCTGAAGTTTCTGCTCTACTTTGGCTAAAATAAAATAAATGCATATGGTTTTCATAACCTTGCAATTGAGGATCTTGAGATGGAATATAATTATCCTCAGGTACAAAATCTGAATTATCAATCATATGTTGATAAATCATTGTAGGTAAATTTTCTGTTTCAAATCCACCTTTAAAATCTTTCCACCAATTAAATTTAACTGTTTCAGTTTTTTGAGATTTTAAATAATCTGTTGTAATCGGATTTGGAAAAAAAACTGCCATTATAATTTGCCTAATTCACCATTATATGAATTAATAGCTTCATTAAATCCTGCATAAATTACGGAATCAACATAAGCATTTGTTGTACCAAATTTTTCATTAAAATATTCACTACCCATTTCGTGTATTGTAATAAATTTTAATAATTCGTGCATTTGATTAGCGTCCATTAAATTAATTATAGTATCTTTATCTAATGTAGAATGATCTTCTAATGCATCTATATATGATTTCATATTTGTAGCATATTTTGTTTTAGTTAATATTTCTAATATTGTTGGTTCTGAACCATAAACACTAGGTACTTTATCGCCATTTATATTTTCAGTTAATGTAGAATGATTTAAAAATAATTTAGTTACAGCTCTAATACTATCTTTAGGATGTGAAAATACTGCAAAGTGTCTGCTATCTCTTTTATAATTAAGTGGTATTTCACCATCCCAATTATCAGAACTAATTGCTGTCCAATTATTTGTTCTATGTGTTAATCTTAAATCAGTATTATTATAATTAGTTAATGCATAATGTTTAAAATTTAAACTCATTGCATTATTACTTAGTACCATTTTTTCAGGTGGGTATAATGATTCATTAATTTTTTCTTTATCACTTAAATTTCTATTAAGATTAATTTTTTTTTGTAAACTTAAATTATTATTTGCAATATCTGCTGCCGCATTTAATTCTGCTTGTATTTCTCTAAGATCTCCATCAAAACCCATTGTTTTTGCAATCCAAGCAAAAGGTCTAGTTTCAGCTACTAATGTTGTAACATTATCACCAGCTAAAGCTTTACTTAATGCTGGAGCAGCTACCATTAAACTTTGAGCTAATTTACTTTTTGGTAAATTAATATCAGGATAATATTTAAAATCAGATAATTTTATACCATTTCTAATAACACTATGAATTGCTCTTTTAGACCAATGTTTTTTATCTTCAGGTAAATTTTGAAACCAAGTTGATTGTTCCCATTCTTTATAAATTTGATCAGTAGTATCATTAACAATTTGAGCCATACTACCTTTGCTATCTTTTTTAGAATAATCTACCCATCCAGCAGGTTTAAAATTACCTTCAATTGGAATAACCAAATCACCTTGCCATATACTTAATTTATATGCAGGGTTACCATTTTCATCATTATAAGTTCGTCTATCTAGTGAAATTTTTACATTACCTTCAGGATTATTAAAATTTTGATATAATATTTTTTTTATGTCTTCCCATTTACTTGTGCCAAATAAATCCATTTTTTCATCATTAGACATTTGACTAAATTCACTATATATATGAGAATATTTATCATTATTATCAGGTGTTCCATAAGTATGCCAATAAGGATTTTTAACTAATTTAGCTTTACCATCGTGTGTATTAGTTTCAATACCCCATCCTGATTGTTTTAATTTTCTACTACTTATATTCCAAGCTTGATTTAATAATTGTTCATTACCAGATTTCCAAGGATCAATTTCTGTTCCTACAGTCATATTAGCTATAGTTTGATAAAATATTTCTTGAAATTCTTTATATGCTGCAGGAGGTATAATTTTAGTTACATCAATAGCAAATATAGTTGTTTGATCTGCTGAAGATAATAAATGTTTATGTAATGGATCTTTTTCATTTGCAAAAATTTTAAATAACCAATTAGGAGATTTTTTTTTTGATTTTAAATAATTTCTAAAATTCTCTTCGCTATTTTCATTTTGAATAATACTTTGAAATCTTTTAGGAGTATCTTCGCTTTTAATACCTTCCATAATATTTGTAGCTGTAGAAAAATTTCCATTAACTATTTCATCAATAGCTCCACCTTCTAAAGCTTGTTCATATAATGGTGGAAATTCTTCATTTGGAAATAAATTTTTAACATATTGATATATTAATGCTTGGTCTTTAAATTTATTTAAAGTACCTTCATCTTTCCAATTACCAGAATTATTTATTTTCAAAGCATCTGCTAATTGAGAAGGATAATAATCTTGTAAAGCCATTAAATTAATAGCTGTTTTAAAACTATCACTATCTAAATCACTAAATCTAACTTTATGTATGCCATTCATAGCTAACAATGATTGAGCCCATAATTCTGGTGTGACATCTTCATCTGCCCAATTAATACGTTTGTTAGGATTTTGCATACTCATTGCAACAACTCTTGCAGCATTATTAGCTTTAGCTACATATTCTTGTAATTCAGTATGTTGTCTAGAACCTATTTCAATACCAAGTATTTCAGCAATATCATTACTATCTACAGCTCCACCTTTAAATTTTTCTAAAGATAATATTTCTCCTGGTTGTTTAAAATAATCTAAATCAACATTTGTTTTTTTAGATTTACCAAATATATTTTCATGGTGAAATCCTAAATATAATTTTTTAATACCTGCAACTACTTCTTGTCTTCCCTGAGCATCATTCATAATTAATGATAACTCTTTCCAAACTGGGTTTTCTAACATTTCTCTACTAGGATTTAATGGTGTTTTATCTGCACCTTGATTAAGATCATTTAACCAATTAAAAGCTTCAACTTCCATATTATTTTTATACATAAGTTTCATTATGTTATAACCTCTAGCAATAGCTAAATTTTTAATTTGCGTTTTTATATTTTTATTATGAATTTTTTTATTTAATTCATTTGTTTCTACAAAATTTATATTATCTTCATGAAATAATTCATTAGCAGTTTTTAAACCATTTATAAAAGTTTCATTAATACCAACAATACCAGAATCTAATGGATGATCTGTAAAATTATTCATACTAAATTCTGCTTCTGTATTAAAATTTTCCCAATTTTTATCTCTATTTCCTGCTTTTATATTAAGATCTTTTTGATGTTTTTGAGTAGCAGCATAATTAATAGAAGACATGCTGTAATTTGCTAACATAGCAGCAGCTTGTATTTTATATTTTGGAGGAACTTGATCTAATAAATTTTTAGAATATGTATCTACTGTTTGTTTCATAGCAGCAGCATCAAATTGATTATCTATTCTAGCTTGATCAAAAAATTCTCTAGTTTTTATTTGAAAATCAAAAAAGTAATTTGCTTGTTTAGTTTTTTCTTCATCAGCTTGTATTCTATTTAATGTAGGTTTAAGACTATCAAAAGCTATACTTGCATAACTTTTAGCAGGTACATAAGGAACTTGTGTATCTATAGTTTTTCTAAAAACTTCTTTTTTGCCTTTTTCTAATGCCATTACTGATAAACTCCAAAAAAAAATATTAATATAAATTTATTCATTAAACTTTTTCCTTATTTTTAGATTCATACCAAGTAGAACCAATACTTAACCAACTACCAAATTCTTGTTTTTTTCTAGTTTTTTTAGCCATTTGAGCTGCTAAAGATAATTGATTAATATCTTGAGCAAGATTAAGTCTTATTGTTGCAATATCTTTTTTCATCAAATTTTCACCTTGATCTTGAATATTTAAAAATGATTTACTATCGATACTAAAACCACCACTAGCTTGTATTGCTAAGTTATGAGCTTCTTGTAATTTCCATTGTTTTTTACGATCAGCTTCATCTTCTAAAGCTCTAATTCTTGCAGCTTCTCTTCTAGCTGCATATTGTTTTGCTTCAAGTTTAGCTTGATCTCTAGAGGATTTAATATCAAATAAAGTTTTACCTATAGTAATTAATGTTATTGGATCAGCACTCATGCAAAAACTACCTCCACTGCCATTCCTAAGATTTTCATAGGTAAAGGATCATCTTGGGATATTGTTATTGTTGGACTTTTGTCATAACCTAAAAAGAAAAATTCTTTTTTAGATGTAACTGGAACTAGGTCAGAGCCACCTGTAAAACTAACTTGTTGTACTATTAAAGCTTTAGAGGTGCTGTCTGCTGCTTTAATAGTCATATCTAGGGTAGAGTTAAGATCTACAATGGCTCTTGAGATTCTTCTTGGAAGACCTGTTAATGGGCCTTCATCTAATTCTTTATCTATAGGCATAGTTTCTAAAGTTGGTGTATAATTAAATCCAACTTTAAGAGCTGTTGCTTTAGGTGCGTTTACAAGTGTAATTGTATCAGAACCTGATACCGTAAATGTTCCAATTGAACTATTACCTTCAACTACATTAACTGATTCTGCTGTATATATTCCATTTACCGTATGAAGATAACCTTTTGTTAAAGTTATAACTGCATTATCTGCAGGAGATGCTGCTAAATTTCTATCTAATGTTAATGTGTATGTTGTGCTACCATTATCTACTAAAGATGAAATTGTATATTCAGTTGCGTTACCAGCTATAGTGAAAGTTTCATTTACTTTAGGTGCTGAACTAAATCCATCAGTTATTAAAACATTTCCAGATGTAGATTGAGATGCTCCTTTAACTAAAGGAGTACCACGTTGACTTAATGTTGAAGTTGTTTGGCAATCAAGTGTTGTACTATCATCATCAGCAAATTTTTCTAATGTATATACAGTAGAACTATTTAAAGATCTTTTACCAATACAAATTAAATTTTCATTAAGAGCTGCTATTGATTGAAAAGTATCTCCTGTTCTTGTTGACCATTGTACCCATCCTGCTATTTTTTCATCTCTTACAGAATGAAATACAGATAACTTACCTGGATGTGTTGTTCCATTATTTAAGAAAAAAGCATATTGTTCAGGTCTTGTATTATTACCTTTCATAATAGCAATTTCTTTAGGGCTATCTATTAAATGTTGTGCAAGAATTGAAACAGAAGTTGATTTATAACCATCTTCAAGATCTGAATAAATAAATTCTCTAATTGCCTTTCCGTTCTTTTGAACAAATCCAGTTGCAAGATCAAACATTTTAGGAGCTGTCCTAGAGATACCGTATGGAGTTTGTCTTTGAATACTAATATTAGAAGGAGTAATAGTATTATCTGTTGCTGGTGGTACATAATATTCTCCACCATCAGTAAAGATTTGTAAGTCTTTACCAGATAACATATGTCTTACTTCATTAACTTGATCTCCTGAAATATCTACATCAATAGCATCTGCTGAATCTGCATCATCAACATCAAAGTTAGTATATTCAGAAATTTTAGAAGCAAGTACGGCAGCAGGTCTAGAAAACAATCCTCCTAACCATAATCTTTTTGCATGGAATGTAATAGCTTGAGCATATTTTCTATGAGCTGACATAGCTTCTTCATCCCAATCTGCAGTTGCTCCTGTACCAGCTAATGTTTCACGTATATTTCCTACAACTACTGTTGTGCTAGATCTTGATGTAATATCAATTTCTTTTTTACCAATACGAATAGTTTTACCTACCCAATTAGCATCAGAATCAAATATAGTTGTTGATGCAGTTATATTAACACTTGAACCTGAAGTTGCTGCAGGAGTTAAAGTTACTGCACTATCTTCGTATTTAAAATAAGGTTGGTATCTTGGATAACCAGTTGAATGAGTTGCAAAAGTAAATGCAGATACAGTAAATGAAGATGCTGATGCTCTAAATATTTTTCTAATTGGATTTTCTCTATGAGTTACAAAAATTGTATCTCCAAATTGAGCAAAGTTTAATTCAAATAATTGAGCTGTAGTCCAATTACAATTAGTTGTATAGTTTGATGTTAAAGCTGTTCCAGATGTATTATATACATCCATTCTATTATTAGATAATACAATAATAGCTACTTCATCATCAGAAAATATAAATGGAATAATTCTACTTTCTGCTGGAAGTGTTGCTAAATAAGAAGTACCTGGTCTTCTCATTAAACCACCTTCTGCTAATAAAGCAAAATTTTTACATTCTTTAGCACCTTGAAAATAAGATGAAACATCAGTACGAGTTGCTAATAAAGGATTAAGTTCTCCTGATGAAAAATTGGTTATAACCTGTCTTAGCGTTCTTACCATTATACATCCGTTCTTGTAGATTTTCTCAAGTTAATAAATCTATTTGTATCTAAAACTTTTGTAGTAGTTTCTTGAGAATCTATATTTTTAGCTACAAGAAATTGTCTTTCAGATAATTCTTTAAACTGTCTAATCATAGCAGAATCTCTTGCAACCGAACCTGCAAATACTGAAGCTAGTTCATATTCTAAAGCTAATCTAAAATGAGGTGGAAAATATGCTTCACCTACTTTGTAAATATAATCCATTACAAGTGTATTAGATGAACCATAATCATTTACATAAATATAATCTTGGTATCGTGAATAAGGAATAACGTAATCGTTTACTGTTATTGAAATAATTTGTAACACTTCAGGAGATGTAGGCATTTGATAAGCATAACTATATCTTCCTGTTGGTGTATTTGTTAAAAGTGAAAGAGATGCTTGTGTAGTTGCAAATCTCCATCTATGTCTAGTTAAAGATGCTTCTGTAATATCAGAATAAATATTTGAGGCAACTAATGCTTCTGTGCTTCCATCTGAAAATGATGATATTGGTTGTGCACCTATCATCACTAAAGCTCTTGCACATATGTCTATATCTGTTGTTGCCATAATTTTTAAAAAAGCACCAAGGGGGATTTCTCCCCCTTAGTATGATTCTAGAATTACGCTAGAATAACTGTATTTAGGTTTGTTCCACCGTCATTTACAGATACTATTAAAATATCTACAACTGCGTTTGAACCACCGCTATTTACAATTATAATATCTCCAGCAGATAACTCTCTGTATGATAAGATGAAGTAATCATCGTTATCGATATCTCCTATTGCATCACCGTCAGTATAGTACCACATTGAATTTGATGGGCCCATCTGTGCGATTTTTTTAACAGGATTGTCTAATGCATAAGCCATAATATATATTTTCTCCTATTGTTATTATTCTGCACACAACTGCACTCTTGCAGCGTCGCCATCTATTTCAACAGCTCCTAACGAAATCATTGAAGTGATTAAGTGAGAAACTTTTTCTGGTACATAGTTAACTTCAGTTTTAACATCAGTTCCAACGCCTAAACCTAAAGCAGATTTGTGAAATGCTAAAGTTTGTCTGTCAGTCGCTACTGTTAAACCAGAGTGTACGAAGAACAAGAAGCCCATCCATCTTTTAGCAGTCATGCCATTAGCGAATGGAAGATCTTGTGGCCCTACGTATTCTACTCTAGAAAACTGATCTACTGATAATAGATCTGACCATTGTTTAGGCCCAACTGCCCAGTATCTTTGATTGTCATCTGGAACATCATTCGTGTTGAATGTTTCCATCATGTTTTTCGCTTTAATCAAACTCATACCAGTTGCTGAACTGTTTACGTTATTTGCGATTGAAGTTGCACCTTTCAGAACGTCTATGATTACATCATCAGTTTTTCTTCCTAATGCGTAAGCAGCCGATTGTGCAATTACTTGTCTTTCGTCAATGTTTACCTTTAACTCGTCTAACTTGTCAACGTAGTCTGCTGCATAGTAATCAGTTAAAGTTGCAGATACTGCTGTATGTGAAAGATCCATAGCAACTACTTCAGCATGTCTTGCTTTAGTATTTGCAGAACCCTTTGCAACTTTTTGAAATTTAACAGAACTTCCGTTAACACCATTAACTGTTCTAACTAAGTTTTTCAATTTGCTTCCCATTCTTTGGTAAGCCATATGAACTTCAGCTTCGAACTGAGTAATAAAGGCATTTGTTATTGAACTTGCCATTTATATGTCCTTTTTGTTAAGTGTTAATTTACCGATTATCTTTCTAATGCAGGGGTTTGTTGTCCTTAGAATTAAGGGCAAACATTGAACATTTTAAAGGTCTTAATAAATAAATATTGTATTATGGATAATGTTGGCAACGCACATTAAATCCATTGTTTAGGGATAGTTATAACTTCACCAAATTCTATTTCACCTTTTTCATCGTAAGAATAAGTACCAAAAAGAGTAATAAAATCATCTGTATCTTTATAAACCCAAAAGTCGCCTGTTATGCAAGTAGCTGGTTTAGCAGAGTCAATATCTTTTTCGCTAATCCAACCTGTTTGACTTACACAATCAAGCCACTTTATAGGTTTTTTTAATTTCTTATATTTAAATTTAGCTTTGGTTGCTTTGTCCTTTGTATGCTTTCTCATATAACTCCGTTACTCGTCTTACATACGCAGGATCACGTCTAGAACTATCCCAATAACGAGGATCATTTAACATTGATTTTAAATCGTCTTGGGTAGCTGCAACATCTACTTGTGTTGGTGAAGTAGGCATACTTGTGTCTTTACTAAGTTTCATTAATTCTTCAATAACTTTTACACCATTAGCAGTATTAGCTAAATCAGCTATTGTAGAATAACCTTCTGGACTTAAATGTTTTTTAGACCACATACTTGCTGCTTCTATTCTTTCTTTACCTGCATCTCCAAGTTTTTGTTTTTCAATTTCTGGATTAGGTAAATTAGCAACTGCATTATCAATAAATGCTTTTACACCATTATCATATTGATCTTGAGATAATCCTGCAGACTTTGCAGTTTCTCCCCACCATTTAACTATAGGCATATCTTCAGATATAGTTAATTTAGTGTTTTCCATTTCTGGAACATTTAATTTATAAGCTTCTGGAACATTTTTAAGTTTTTCAGCTTCAAGATCTGTTCTAATTTGTTTAGTTAAATCTTCTGTTCTAGATCCTAATTTAGATTCAAGTGAGTTATAACTTGACGCTAAGTTTTCTATGTTAACTTGTTTAGTATTTTCATCCCAAAACTTATCCTGCACATATTCAGGTTTAGTTGCTTCAGAAGGTGTTTCTGTAGCGATTGGTGCTGAAGTTTCAACATTATCATCTGCCATCTTGTTCTCCTTTTTTGGTTCTTGATTTGATTATACCTACTAAGAATCTCATACCTTCAATATGAAATAATTGGTTGCTAGTAATGTTTGGCCCAGCAACAGCTTCTGTAGTTATTGATTGTAAGTAGTCTAGAACAACTTTACCATCATCTCCTTTAAAGAGAGTAGCAAAATGTTTATTTAATTTAGCTTCATCTTCTTCTGTTCTAACATATCCATCTACACTATTTGCAATCTTTGGTTTGTCTTTCTTTAATGCATCCCAAGTCATATTATGCTCCTGGTGGAGCTTCTCCTCCTTCTTCTGGATTTTGATTTAATTGTTGTAAACGATCCATTAATTCTTTTTGCTCTTGTTCATCTCTAATAAGTTTTTCAGGTAAATTCATCTTTTCAGCTAAATATTTTGCAGTTTCATTTTGATCCACAATTAAATTAATCATTTGTGGGCCAAATGTTCCTGCTATTATTTCATTGAAACGAGTTACATCTGCAACATCTTGTAAATGTTGAGCTTGTGCTAGAGGTGAACGTGGTGCTATTTTAACTTCCCTACCGTTTACTTTAGGAATGTCAATTCTACCTTGTTTAGATAAAATTCTAATTATTCTTTTTAACAATGGAGTAATTAATTCAGATTGAAGTCTTCCAAAAGAAGATCCTATCTGTCTAGATAAATCTGCCATTCTTTCTGAAACTTCGGTAGCAGTCATAGGAGTTCCTTCAGGTCTTCCTAATGCTTCCATGTATAAAGCTTTTTTAATATTCTGTCGCATATCATTTAATACCAATTGGGCAACATCAAAATTAGATGCTGCCTGAATTGGTAATAAACCTCTAGATCCAGGAGCTACAGGAATTAGAGATCCAGGTACAAGGGAAATGTTATCAGGATTTATTACGCCATCATCTTCGTAAGTATAAACTCCACTTACAGACATCTGTGCATTTTGTAATATTAATTCTATTGTAAGGTTACAAGTTTTAATTGCTCCCATTGCATTAAAGACTGGCCCTCTACCATAAACTTCTCCAGATGCTTTATTCCATCTAAATACTAAATAAGGGTTAGAACCTTCGCCTTCATAATATTCTTCTAATAATACTGCTTTAGGATTTTCCATAACAACACAGAATTTATATTTTTCTACATTGTCTTCATAAACTTTATAAATAGCTTCAATTAATTTAATTTTTTTCTTTTGTTTTAATGGATCAAAATTTTCTGGTAATTTAGCTTTAGGATATAAAATATTTATTTCATCTGGTTTACACATTCTTGTTCTGTAAATAGTATCTATTTTTCCATCAGGCCCATTATTTAAACATACTCTTGTAAGAGGTACTGATGTAAATTTAATAGGATTAACTGCATCTCCTTCTTCAACAAGAATAACTCCTGTGCCAATAGCAAGATCCATAAATGCTTCATGTATTTCTTGGTTAAAGTTTGATTGTTGTAATACTTGGAAAACGTAATCAGTAATTTTATCTAATTCTAAATTAATAAAAGATTTTTGTTCAGTTGGTATTTCTGATCCAGCTTGAAAATCTGCCCATCTAGCAAATGTAGGTGTAATACCTGCTTGTAATCTAGATGCAAATTCTTGTACTCCAACTACTGCAGTTTCATCAAATATTTTATCAGATCTTTTTTGACCTGGAGATTCATCGTAAAAAGATTCTCTATTAGGAAGACAATATTCATAAGCTTCTTCAAATTTATCTTTCCAATAATCTTTTATGTTTTGAGCTTCCTTATACTTTTTAAGTATTGCACTAGCTTTATCGGATGAGCTAGTTATAGGAACATCTGCTGCGTCTATATATTCCATTTATTTTATCTTTGGTTTTTTTTTTGGTATTATTGTCCAAGGTGGTAAATCTCTTGATTCTCTTGTAAGTCCAGGATTATGCTTTTTTAAATAAGCTTCTCCTTCTTTGGTACTTAAATCAATTACCTTTTTTTTTGATGTATAACTTTTATCTGACCAATCGCCCATTATATCTCCTATACTGTATCAAAGTAACCACGACCACCTGCATATCCAAACATTGATCTTGATCCTTTTAATCCTCTACGTTTTTTATATTCTTCTTCGGATATTTTAACTTCACCTTCTCCATCTTCTGCTTCTTTATTTTCTTTTTCTATTTGTTCTTGTGTTTTTCTAGGAACATCATCTTTACCATAATTAGGATTGACATTGCCATAAGCATCTGTTTTACCAGACATTCTACTTTCCATGTATTTTTCATAAACTTTAGATTGTTGTTCTAATGAAAGATTAGCAAATTCTGATCGAGTATAACCAATATTTTTTTTAGATTTACTGGATGATAAAACTTTGTCTGTAAAAAATTGAGCAGTTTTTCCTGCTCCAGATATAAAAAATTGTCCTCCAACTTTGACAGCAAAAGGGGCTTTTTTTAAATTTGCTTTTGTTTTGTTTTTTCTAGACTGTTCAAAGTTATCTAATCTTGCTTGTTCAGCATCTTTTTTAGTACCATAGACTTTATATTTTTGTCCAGTCATATCATACTTAACACCAGTCATTCCTGCTGGGCCAGTATTTGGTGATCCTCCTCCACTATGTCCGCTTGTATCATTACTCATTAAAATCCTCATCATCAAAATCTGCATCTAAATCATCATCATCTTCATCATCGCATTTGCAAACTTGCTCTTTTAATCTTTCTAAAAGCTCATTTTCTTGATCGTGAAGTTCTTCTAATTTTTCAAAGATTTGTTCAGGTGTTAATTTTTTTGCCATGATTTTCCCTTTTTTTCCAAAATGACGAATATCCAGCATTACGCAACGCACAATATAATTGGTAAGGAGTGATGATCCACCATCTATAAAAACCAATAAGCTTCATCATAAATGATACGCAGCTTAAAAGATTAAGATTTGCAAAATGCCAATCATGCTTAACTGGACATATTAAAATTTTATAAGGATATAAGTAGCTTAATTTATTAGTAGCTTCATCTTCAGTTAATATATCTAGACTAATACCTGAATGATTACCTTGTAAATCAATCCAAATCTTTTGATCTGGTAAATATTGTAAAGCACCACAATGCCCAAAATTAGGTTTTCTACACCACCATTTAGTCCATTTAGAATATCTTTCTGTTCTAGCTGGATGAAAATATATTAACCATTCCGTTTGAATAGATCCCATACTTTTCTTGTCTTTCTTTTTTGTCCAGCAAATACATCCCATTCCTTTTTAACAATAGTAGGTTTAGATTGAGATTTACCTGATAGAAGTGTTCTACCTTCACCAGCTCCCATCATTAAATATTGGAGAGCATCATGTACGTGAGAGTATCTATTTTTAAATGGTTTCTCATCATATCTATCTCCTGATGTTTGAAGTCTTCGATAATGATAACCACCATTAAATCCTTTTTTTAAATTAATACATTTTTTGTCTAGCAAGAAACCAGCTTTACCATCTAGCAATCTTTGTAATGTTGTATCTACTGCTTCAACTCTTAAAGCAGGATCATTAGAAGGAGCTGGTAATGCTTTTAATCCATTGTTTCTCATAATTTGAAAAGGAGTTCTTTCATCAGTTTGTGATCTAAAATCTCCAGCAGGATCTCCGTATATTTGAACATCAAAATTTCTATATGATTTTCTTATTTCACCACGAAGTAATTCTGAAAATCTCATAACACCCATATCAAAGCATACTAGTTCATTTAAGATATGCCATCTTCCAGTAACTAATCTTTGAGCAAAGACTGCTGCAGGTGTTAAACCAAAGTCAATTCCTATAAATATAGGTTGTGTTATATTTGGTTCTAAAGTTTCAACAGCACAATGTAATTCTTGTTTAAAGTTTGGATATACAGGTTTACCTTCTTCTATACTTCCTAGTTTATTTAAAACATAAACATCTATCCATCCTTTTGTTTTACCCCTAATAATATTTGAATAATATTTTGGTGTTAGGTTTTTTTTATTTTCTGCAAGATCATTTGGATCATAAGCAGTAGTCATTCCATCTTTATCTTTCTTCTCAGTTAATGCAGGAGGTTGAGAATAGAAAGACCAGTTATCAGGTTTAATTAACATTAAAGCTTCATCTCTAGATATGTGATCTGGTACAGGAACATCTGCTGCCATTATCGGCCACCAATGATCTTCTTCAGGTGCATTGGTATCAGCTATTACTCCATACCATGTTGCACCTCCATCTCTCATTGAGGGAAATCTTCCTACCCTCATAGTACAAGCATCTATAATTGATTTAGGTATTTCTCTAGCTTCATTAATCCATACACCAGTAAGTTCTAAAGATAGTAATTTCTTTACGTCTTCTGGTCTATCAAGAGCTAAGAATATAACTTCTATTTCTAAATCACCTTTTATAATTCTATGGGTATAAGGTACTGACCATGCAAAGTTTCCCCAAGTATCTTCAGGAAACCAATCAAGCCATGTTTTAATAGTTGTAGTTTTAAGTTGTGGATTTGTGTTTCTTATTACTGCCCATCTTGTTTTTCTTTTACCTTCTTTGTTTTTTTCTTGTAACAAAGCTCTACGAAATATTTCAATACAACAAGCAACTGATTTGCCAGAACCAACTGGCCCTCTCATTCCTCTAAAGAAGTCATTAGACTTCATAAAGGTTTTTAATGTTTGTCCTTCTGGTTTATAGGAAAAATTAATCGACATTAGTACCTACATTTGCTTTAAGCATTTTGTAGATAACTTCTTCACTAAAAGCTTCTATTAATTTATCAGCTTCATAATCAGTTATCATGTGTGTAGGGTAATAACTTAAGTGAGTTTTCTTAACTATTGTTCTTAATCGTTTTCTATCTTTTAAAGATAAACCATTAAGAAAGCTCATTTAATCTCTCCAGTACATTTTTAAGTATTTCTTTTTCTGAGCCGAAATTCTTTTCGAAATTTTTTTTATCTAAATGAATTGAGTTTTTACCTTGATGATGGTCATAGCAAAGAGGAATTACTTCAAAATGAGATGATCTTTTACCCATTCCTAATCCTTTATATCTTATATGATGTAAGGAAGCTGGTCTTAAACATACATAGCATCCAAGACTAGCTACCTTATCCATATGTATCTTTTCAGCTTTAGTAGCCATTCTTTTTTGGTTTAGGCGGCTTCTTCGGCTTTTTCGGTTTCTTTGGTTTTTTCATATTCTTCCTTATTGATTGATTCATAAGTTGCTCGGCAGCCATCAGGTGTAGCAGCACTTGCTTTTTGCATTGCAATAACATCGTTCTCCGCTTGGTATAAAATTTCTTTCTTTAACTCATTGCCGTAGTTGTTCCATATTTTTACTAAATAATACATTAGACCTCTTTTGTTGGAACAATCTAACTATACAATTAGTATAGAAATAGAAACGCACTTACCTGCCCTGTCTATTATAAGCTTTAAAACTTCTTTTTTTGGATTTATTCATTGATGACTTCTTAGGTCTTCTTTTAGCAACAGAGGTTTTCTTAAACTTTGCCCTCGACTCGTGTTCTATTTTCGCAAGTAAATTATTTTTTTTCTTTGCCATAACTAATATAACGAACCTTTTGCAAGACCTAAAAAATTGAGGTATGCAATACCGAATGCTTTTTTCAACCCCTATTGTTTGTATGACATCACTAGTCATCTACGATGGGTTGTTTTTGCCCCCACCCCTCGTACCTCGAGGTGTGGTCAAATAGTCGGTAGTACCGACATTAACTAAGGTCGATATTGATCTTAATATCGCCCTGTATGTTGTGAGCTACCTTGTCTGGTGCTCTCATTCCTACTCTATCGAGTATATCTCTGGAAGCTTCGAGCTGAACGTACTCAGATCTAGCTCCACTAGATAGGTCGATAAGTTTCCTACTCGCACTTACTGCTCCAAGTCCTAGAGTTTGTGCAATACGTGATTGCATATA